CAAAGTCAAAGCCGCCGTAGTGCGCTGCTATGGCGCTAGAGCCTGAACCTAAGTGAGTGTCCAGAATTCTGTCGCCTTCTTTGGCGTAGTTCTTTAGCAACCATTCGTAGAGTTTTACGGGTTTTTGTGTTGGGTGTATTCTGTGTTCTTTACTTTTCATATTCCCTTGTAGCATCCCGCTCCATTGAAATTGAAATTTTCTAACAGCCGTTTTAAATGATGTGTATGCCAGCTCGCAATCAGCAAAATCACTAGCCCCTGTCATTTTGTCCCAAACAATCCAGCAGCTAGAGCCCAGCCCAATATTTTGCATAAAGTGATTGGCCCCCCAAACTATCTGATTTTTACTAACGCGCTGCAGTTCTATAAAATATTGCTTATTAGGCGGGCTTAGATCATCTCCAGCAAAAGGCTTGTAATCCTTGGCTATTGCTAACTTGACCCTACTTTTGTTTGTCTTTCCGCTTTCCCCAATCCCATAAGGCGGATCAACGCAGGCAAGGTTAAAATAATTATCAGGATAGCGAGCCATAACGGACATGCAGTCTTCATTGAAAAACTCTATATTTGGCATAGGGCATCTCCAACCTTTAAATCCGACAAATACTTGCCGCGCACCGGCGTATTGATTGCCTCATCCCGATATGTGCCGCGCATGCTATCAACCCTAAAAAACATGGTTTGCTTAATATCTGAGTTAGGCATATAGCCTATAATTTTTGCATCAAGAGCGACAAGCGCGAATAAGTCACAACTTGTATCAGTATGAAATGATTTATTTCCTTTCCCGCACCTTTTAATATTAAACGCGTAAGTGTTATTATTGTTCACCCTCTGGGGCTTCTGCTTGTGCGTTCTAGTGGTTTTTACTTGAACCTTCAATAGCTTATAGCCGTCATCCATAACAACGTCATACGGTAGCCCCTGCTCTGAGGGGTAGGCTATAAAGCCCTTTGCTATCAAGTCGGCACAAACAAGGTATTCTCCCGCCTTGCCTATCTGCATATCGCTAATTTCTTTCATATGGTTACACTCGTAAGGACTAAGCACTTATTGTATCACACAATCGCAAGCTCAAAAGCGTTATCCTCAAGCCCTTTCATGTATTCCATGCAATCCATGTGCAATAACTCAACAGCCATAATAACCCCCCTTAAAGATATCCTGTTGCACTTAACATTTTCTTTATAAGTTTTAACCGTGAGTACTGGCAGGTCCGCCCCTTTGGCATTGGCGCGGATGTTGTGCTGATTGACGTGAATTCGAGTTTTCATCGTTTCTCCGGATCGTTACGAAGTTCTTTTTCCCATCCGGTCTTAGGGTTTAAGGCGTCATCTGAGTTAAACCCTGTTGGATAGACTACAATTTTTCCGCCCTTGGCCAAGAAAGCGTCAATATCCCGTTGGAGTTGTTGCCCAACGGACTTCTTTTCATCCACTGTGCGTACGGGTGAACGGGGGATGGCGTAGTTAGTCATCATCTTCTTGACTCTCCGCGTCAATTTTCCGTTGTAGGTCGGCTTTACGTTTCTCTTCCGCCTTGTTCTTTTCAAAGATACGCGCCCAGTTCTCCCCGAAAGTTTCTACGGGGATTGACTGCGGGCGTCTTTTGCTGCCTTTGCCTTTGCCGTTATCGGCGCGTGAAAACTTACTCATTAGAAGGGCAAATCCTTATCAAAGTCCCCCAGTGGGGCAGACGTTTTTTCTTGGTAGGGTTCTTTTTCTTTAACCTCAAGGCTCATGTAACTATCGCCGCTCTTGGATGTCTTTATCCATCCAGCGAGTTCCAGCTCTTCGCCTTTGTAGTTCAGCGGGCCGCGGTAGTCGGGCTGGTTGGGCTTGGTCTTCTTCTTGTTGCGGAAGAAAGCGCCGCGGTTCGTGTCATCATATTCTGGCATTGTCGGCAATCTCCATTTCTTCGGCTAAAGCCCTCAAGGCGGCCTTATGTGTTAAATAAGCATTGTCGGAAATCCTGTCTACTTCCTCTGTGACGGCTTCGGCTATCAAGGCGGCCTCACGTGCTAGGTCGTAATGGTTCGTGTGCTTACCGGACTCTACAAGAGCCTGAGCAATCATAAACACGTGGTTGTCAAAGTTATCTTTTAAGGTCATGTTATTCCTCCGAGGAATCATTTTGGTCAGCGAGATATTCATCTCGTTCTCGTTTTCTGTCGAACTCATCGACAAAGTCTTCTTCTAGTGAATCTAAGTAGCGATCTAAATCCGCCATTACGGGGTCTTTTCCCATTTTATACTCCTTGTTAAGGTGGCCCGTGACGTGGGCCAAGCGGCGTGTGCCCGTAAAAAACTAAAAAAATTTAGTTCAAGGAATCTACGTCACAAGCTGCGGGTGTTTAACGAACCTGCCCACCGCCCGCTGGGGCATGCTACGGGAGACCTACCGCTCCCGAAGTTTTAAAGTCTGTTGTCGGTATAAGTATCCAAATATACCATATTCTCCTTGCATCATAGCCCGATGTACTTCAACTAAATGTTCGGCTAATTCTTCCGGGGCCATGGAATTGAGATACATGAGCTGCGGATCGTTGAACATATCGCGCTTAAGTTTATCTAAGTCCATTGTTTTGTCCTGTTCCCACATTCTAATCTTATATAAAACCAAAGCGCAACTTGTTTTTTACATAAACAAAGTATAATCTGTGCGTCTTTAAACCAAGGAGTATAGCATGGCTAAGATGGGACGCCCGGTAAAGTGGCCTCAAGACACGGTAGATCAAATACGGTACGCTAGGTTTGTCGAAAAACGCAAGATAGAGTGGATTGCACTTAAGTTTGGCGTTCCGATAGACACCGTTAGAGATTACATCTACAGAGGTACGCGCAGTGGAACCAGTGAAGATAAATAGGATACACGTCTGCTCTAGGTGCGAAGAGGCTTTTGAGTTAGAACCTTTTTTAGTACGGCTGCTGCAAGAAGAGAACGCTGAAATTGAATCGATCATTTGTTATGACTGCCTTGACGAAATTTTTTTTTCGGAAGAAGGCATCAGCGAAGTTATCCATTGATTAATTCAATGCTCTGCGTGGCGCTGGCAGTGTACTTTGAAGCGCGGAATCAGCCGGCTCAGGGACAAAGCGCGGTCGCTCACGTGGTATTAAACCGCGTGGCGGACCCTCGTTACCCTTCTGACCCGTGTGCCGTGGTCATGGAAGGACCAACCTACGCTAACTCACCAAGCAACCTGCCCGTTCGTCATCGCTGCCAGTTTAGTTTTTTCTGTGATGGTCGCCCGGAGGAAATAACAGACATGGACGCGTGGCGTGAGGCGCGGATGTGGAGTTTATTGGCTATGAATGGCGCGACGGATGACCTGACGTATGGCGCTACCCACTACCACGCGACTTCCGTTTGGCCTTTTTGGGCACCTCATCTGGAGCTGACAGCCTCGATAGAAGATCATGTATTCTATCGAAATCCAAAGCTTCCAATAGCTCCGAGAGTCTTTGTATCTGGAAGATGACCTCTTCTGCGTCATCCTCTACTTCAACGAAGCGTCCTGATTCAGGTCCTGGTGCCCCGTCAAAAACTATATTTATTGCGCCCATTATATTTTCCTCAATATTTTAGATTTCTCGCAAAAAAGCCTTTAATTGTTCCGTGCTTGCAATCATTCATTGGCATCACCTATAGGGTTAATGACCCTCGCGTCCATCGCCTTTGTTAGTTCGTCAGATATAAGGGCATCGCGCATGGCGTAAACCCCTGTCCAAAACAACTCAGACTCAAAACGGCCTTTTAGCTTACTAGGAACCTTAACTGTCTCTGCTACAGCAACGTAGTTTGGCACTTCTTTTATCGGCTCGCGCGATATGGTTACTGTTTCGGGCTGGAGGTCACACACTGAGCAAAAACCCTTAGTAGTTCCATGCTTGCAATCATTCATTGGCATCACCTATAGGGTTAATCGTCATAAAGATCATACTTTTGACAAATTAGTTCTATTTCAGGGCGGCAACGGAACGTACAGAATTCGCCCTCCCATTTTCCAACAACCTTTATGTATCGCTGCCCTTTTAGAATTTTTGAGCCCTCGCTTCGGGCGGTGTTAATTTCAGCTAAATCCTGTGGCTCGTACTCGTCATCACCAAGCCCCACGTTGCAAATCCAATCCATGCCTTCGCAGTAGTAATCCTTACGTGCAACGGGCTTTGTTTCTACGCTAAAATCCCAACTCATTTTTGATCACCTATAGGGTTAATGTGGGGGGTGTCCCCAGGAGTGGAAGGAAGCTGGGTAATCCTAAGCACCCAAAACCCATCTCTCCGCTCTATCCATTCACCAATCCTTATAGATACACCCGCGTCATCCTCGTCCAACTCTATTATTATCCGTTTACCCAACTTTTTTTGCGCTCGTTTGTTTTTCGGCTTCGTGTTTAACGCCCAAGAGGGCCTGCCACATTTGCAGCTTTTCAACGTCTTCGCTGTTTGCGGCACCCTTGGTTTCTATTTGCTTTTCCACAGTCTCTAATGCAACCCGGAAACTTTCTTCTATGGACTTAGACACCTTCTGCTCCTTTCTTTAAAGAAAACACCGCATCTCTTTCGTCTTTCTTGGGCAACTCTGTACGGCTTTTAAAATCTTTAACCTCGTCTGCGATGTAGCGCTTGTCTTTGTCGGACAAGTTGGCGTTCTTCCACGCCTCGTAAACAATACGTAGCTGGCCGCTAATAGTGCGCCCTTCTACGTGGCTAATTACCACAATTTCTTGATAAACGTCCTTGGGAAGCAGGACGCTTTTCCACTTTGATGTATCCATATTACACGCACCTCTGTGTGCGATTATATAAGACTTTATTCGACAATGTCAAAATCTCCCCAGCTAGGGCCTATCTCAATATCGCACTTGTTAGGCACCGATATCTTGATGGCGTTCTGCATCATGACCGCAAGTTCCTTGGCCTGTTCCACCGACTTCACGCTAAACGCCAGTTCGTCATGGACTTGCAGCAAAGGCACCGTTCCGCTCTTGTAAACGTCAACCATGGCCTGCTTTGTCATGTCCGCAGCACTCGACTGGATTAGCCGGTTGAGCGCTTTATAGGTGTAGGCGCGCTTGAGTCTTGTGGTAGGCCCGTAGGCGTTCACAGCGTCCTGATACGACATTGCTTTGTTCATAGCGAACTCATCGGGTTCCCACATATGAAAGCGTGCCTTACGGCCTCCCAGAGAGCGCAGAGAGCCACTAGATCTCTTGTCTTCTAACGATCTTTGTACGCCTTGCATCAGTCCTTTAACAAAAGGCACCCGGGCGTGGTACTGCTTAGTCAGTTCTTTGGCCTCGGGCAGCGTTATATCTAGCTGCTCCGACAGGTTAGTCACCCCCATTCCGTACATCATCGCAAGGTTTATCACCTTGGCCTGTTTACGTGGGATGTCCGCCATCTCCGCTACCATCGTATGGAAGTCCATGTCGGGGTTTTCGTTATAGGCTTCTACAAACTCAGCTACTCCGGGCATATCCATGTTCTTATACTCGGCAAACGCATGCGCGTAATGAACCAAGATCCGTGGTTCCTGCTGCGAGAAGTCTACGGCCGCCCACTGCTCCCCCTCTTCTGGTAGGAATAGCCTGCGGATCATAGGGCCAAGCTCCGGGTCGCGGGCCGGGATCTGTTGTAGGTTAGGGTTGTTCATTGAAAGGCGGCCTGAGACGGCACCTCCGCCCTCTGAGCGTAGCTGATTGATGTGCCCATGCACTCGGCCATCTGTTGCCACAAAGCGCAGGATGGAGTCGATAAACGTGCCTTGTATCTTGTTCAGGTTGCGGGCCTCAACGATCCGTTGCGCGAGTTCCGCGGGGTGATCTTCTAGAAACTTCTTAGTGAAGCTTGGAGACCCTTTCTCGGTTTTGGGATAGGGGATGCTTGCGGCATCAAAAGCCTTGGCTATTGAAGCGCCTGCCCAGATCTCTACCTCTTTGCCGGCTATTTCTTTTATGCGCTTGCGCACAAGCTTCTCGCGCCGCATCAGTTCCTGCTTTGTACGCTCCGCCTGATCCACGTCCACGCGTATTCCGCGCTCAGTCATCTCAACCAGACAGGGAAGCAGGTCGGTCTCTACCGTCCAGATCGCCCACAGGTCTTCTTTGTTAAGGATGTTTCGGAAGTGATCCCACAAATCTAAGGTAATCTCCGCATCGACCTCCGCGTAAGGGCCAACATACATAGCGGGCAACTTCCACATTTCAGCCTTCGGATCCACGCCAAACTCACGAGCAGCCTCGGTCAGCATCTTCTCGGACTTAGTTTTACCAAGGTAGTCGTAGCACAAAGCGTTCAAGCTATAAGAGAAACGGTTCTCGTCAATCAACGCCGCAGTCATCATGGTATCGATGATGCGTCCGTTTACGGTAAACCCCATTCTCCGTATCCACCCAAGGTCGTACTGAGCGTTATGCATGATCTTGTCTGCGGGTGAAGCAAAGATCTTTTGCAGATACTTGTTGATGATGCGCTTGTCCATGTTGCCGCCGCCGGCATGCGCTACGGGGAAGTAACCTTTCCAACCCGCTACAGCAATGGCGTAACCCACGACTTCACCGTTTCCGGTAGCCCAACCCGGCCCCATGGTTTTTATGCCCGGGTCGCGTGTTTCTACGTCAATTGCAATTTCTTTAGCATCAAGGATGCCTTCGGGAAAAGGATGCTCCGGTGGAAGCCAGTCAGACTTTGGGGGGAACATTGCCACCTGTAATCGATTAACCACGGTCGCTTCTCCAAGTTTTCTCTCGAAGAATCGCTTCGGAGAAATGTTTGCACAAGGCGCAGTACCAACCAAGCCTCTCGTTGATTTGTGTATTGACTACAGCAGTAGCTTTCTTGTCGCCGCATTTCTCGCAGGTGTTGTAATACATCGGATCAAAATCTTCTTTTTTCATAAGTCATAGGCTCTTGAAAAATCATCGGGATCTATTAAAAATAGATTTTCTTTTGTTCGGGTAACTCCCACATAGAAAACTCGGTGAAGGTCATCTATCTGAGAATTTCTAATCGCCGCATAAGTAAGGTCGGTTAACAAGACAACGTTATCGGCTTCACCGCCCTTTGTGCCGTGAATCGTGGACAGTTTAATACGGGGAACGGCGTTAAACTTTTCTCCTTTGCGCAGTAGAGCCGTAATATAAAGACGATCGTTCCCGGTAATCTTGTCCATGGCTTCGTGCCATATCAAGCTGTCGTCTACGAGAAGCCCATAATTTTTTTGTAAAAGATCAATGGTAAACAACTGGTCTTCGGGGGCGTCTATTTTCTTCATGCCGCGCGCAATATGCACGTTGTTACCGTACATAAAGCTGTACACAACCTGTGCGGCTTTAAGCGTAATGGGGCGTCCCTTCCGCATTTGTTCCCATGCATTTACCGCAATAGAAAGTCTTTCTGAAATGGACCGTGAGCCGTTGCGTTCGAATAAGTATCCATTAGTCTTTAACTGAGCCGCTACGTCGGAGAGCATGTAGTTAGCCTGAGCCATTATTAGCCACGTGCCCTCATCCATATTTAGTTCGGCTATGTCCGACATCCTCGTTACGGATCCTTCTTCTTCCTTCGGTTTATACTGTTTAGGAAAACGACGGTGGATTCTTTTGGCGATGCCTTCGGCAACCCGGTGTACTGACCGAGGTATACGGTAGGATTGACTAAGCACTTCGCTACCCCCGGGGAGGTTGATGAAATGGTCAACGTCTGCGCCTGCCCACCGGTAGATCGCTTGGTCGTCATCTCCAGCACAATACATTCGTTGTGATTTTTTATCGATGGCATGGGCTATATCCCATTGTAGGGGTGAAAGATCTTGAGCCTCGTCTAAGAAACAAAGTTTAAACTCGGGGCATATACGAGGCGCTTCATGAGCAAACATTTCTAACATGTCGGTGTAATCTAATACCCCGTGGAATTGCTTGTATGAACGGTACGCTTCAGCAATATATTCAACTTCTGGCCAAGACTCCTCGATATTAGTCTGGTTATATTCGCTGCGTAGTTCTGTTTTTTTTAAACGTGCCAGATTGATAACGCCCAATACAGGATGCTCGGCTGCCTTGGTCAACGTGTCCCCAAAGTCATAGTGTGGCCGAGTATGTAATTGTACTTTTATCTTTTTAGACAGGTCGTCGAAATGTTCCTTCGACATCAAGTCCTTGTCTCGAATACCAAGCAGCCGGTATGACAAACTGTGCAGTGTACGAAAGTAAGGCAAGTCTTCTTTTTCATCCAAGTTAAAACGGCGAGCGGCGCGTTCCTTCGCACCGCTTGCGGCCTTTCGGGTGAAAGCTAAGAAACCAATTTCTCTAGGGGACATGCCCCCTTCCAAAGCTTGGTCTACGTAGTTAAGTAGCGTAGTTGTTTTCCCTGTGCCCGGTGGTCCAAAAATTCTAAACATTAGAAAGGAGCCTCTTTATCGCTACCGATGTTTTTTGCCTTTACGGACATGCTACTAACGTCATACGCCGGGATTCCCCAGACTCGGACGCTCTTTCCTGCAACCTTCATGACCGTAGACTGACCGTTTATGTCCCGCAGGCGCTGTGCAATCTTATGGCCTTTGTATTCAAAGAAACGATTCTTGTGCAAGTAAGCCGTGAAATCTTTCAGGCGGAAATACGTACGCCCTTCATCTTCATCTGTATACGGACGCCGCAAGATTATTTCTTCTTTATTCTCGGCTTGCTGCATTACCGTACAAAACTCTTCCAGATGGTCATAGAACTGTCCTGCAAAGCTTGCGTCTTGAGACACTTCAACGATAGCGCCGTCAGTTTCAGACATCTCGGTCAACAACTGGTTTATGCGTCCTTCCCACATCTGCTTACTTACACTGCGCGGCATGAAGTTTAGCTGCTCAACGCAAGATCTCTGGAACGCGGCTTGATTCATCAAAGCCTCTGTATCCATTTCCAGCGGCTGCCCATTGACGTCCATGAACCAGACAGGAGGCGTGCTGTTGTACTTGCGCAGGTTAGCGATAGTCGCACCGGATACCGCAGCTTCAATACCGTACTTACGCGTTTTGCATAAGTCTGCATTGCAGTAATCACAGATGGGTGCATCTTTACATTTGTAAGCGTAATCTTTTTTGCCGAGTTGCTTGGCTACAAGGTTCACTTCGTTCAACGGAAGAGGTGGATCAAAATAACGTGCGTTATACACGAGTATCTCTGACTCCCAAGAGTCTGGAAACGCTTTACGAAGGTAAACGCCTACGTTAAACAAACCATTGTTACGCCCGCCCTCGCTAATCTTCTGCGAGCAAAGAGTCTGCAAACACGGCGGTCCATCCTTTACGATGATGTTAGTTTCTTCTTTAGCTACGGTCAGTGACTGTATCTGATCCGGGTCTTGCGCATATGTTTCGTGAAGCGCAAAGAATTCTTCGATCGTACCGGACTGCCCATCATCTTTAATGACGTAACGAAGTCCCTCCTCTGCATCGTAGTACGGAAGGTTAAGAAAGTTACCCACGTCCCCACGTTCAAGGAAGAGCTTGATTTGCTTAGGAAATATCTCACAACCACCGTAGCCCATCTCGGCTGCAATGTGCTGCAAGGTATCTTGAATTTGTTTAGCGCTAATCCAGTCGGTAGTAAACAGAAAACAATGCGCACCCCCTGACTTGCTGCGGCAAACAACAAGCGGGATCTTCATGCGTCTAATTTTCTCAACTAACTCTAGGTGATCAAGAGGGTACTGATCTATGTCGATGCAGCCCCACTTACAATTATTGTCCTCGTTTATAGGTATGATGCCTATCGCATCACCCTTACCGGAGAGGTGTCCTTCCCAAGTTGCGTCGTTTCTGGGTTGTTTTAGTACCGTAGCTTTACCGGTGTTCTTTCCGTTCTGTGCCTTGCGGTCAATTCGATATGTGCCGTATGCCTGTTGTAGACCGTCGAAAATTCCCGCAAATTTCTTTGCGTTATCTGACATTATTTCACCCGAAAAATAGGGGCGCGAACGCCCCCTTATTGTCTACCAAGGAATATCTTGGTTTTCTGCGGCGGCTTCGTCTGTATGCTTCACGCTAACCTCGCCTTTAAGAATGCTTTCGGCGAATTTTTTAGCTTGCACGTAAAGAGTCGGGTCAGAGACAACTTTGTCTAAGCTGATTTCCCAACCGTGCCAAGAACCCTTCGAATTTTCTTCCGAAGTAGTCTTGAGGGCATAGACGTGACTAAAGCGCGGTGGCGTAAACGGACCGTTCTTGCCAATCATATTTCTGCTTTGGACCATAGAGTTCCACTTGCGCGACTTCTTTAACTGCGTTGACTTCATTGCAACCAAGGCAAACTGCGAAGTGCCATCGGGGTTCAGGATGATAACGAAATGCTGATGAGTTTCCTCTAAGTAGCTTCCGTCTCCGCCTGTAACGTATTCCCGGTTGTCGTCTTTACTGCGTTCTGTCGGAGGACGCTTGTCTTCCGGGGTATAGATGTTAACCGGTGCGCCGGAACCTGCGCCACGGGGCATCCATTCTATGAAGCGGCGCTGATATGCGCAAGGTATTACGTTTACGCCATCCTTGCCTTTATACACTTCGCCAGTAACGGTGTTGTATATATCACCGGCTTTGGCATTTTCTAGCTCATCCAGAGTAGGATCCTGTCGGCTAAGAACCTTAAGGAACGGAAGGGCAAGATCGTCTTGTCCTACGTTTTCTAAGCCCACACCGGCGTCTGCTTCGAACATATTCATGTCCACGACGGCTAGTTGAGTAGTAGCTTCAGCTTTTGCTCCGGCTACGGTTACTTCAGCTTTTGCTCCGGCTACGGTTACTTCTGCGTTTTCTTTTACTGCTTCTGCTTTAGTCATAATGATTAACCCTTTTTAATATTAGCTCGTTGACCTACATATGCCCCGAATATATCCATGGGGAACTCGTTACCCGATTCAACCTGATCCCTCACAAACGCTTTAAGAGTTTGTGGGTGGATATCTCTTTTCTGCTCCGGGGAGAACCCGGCTTCCGTAGTAAGTGAGACAAGACTTTCTGCCAGACTTTCTTCGCCACGACCAAACTGACACGTAACAACATTTTTGATAATGTCGTCATAGCCGTTTTCCTTAAGCCAACTAAAGGCTTTGTCGCGGTTATCTACTTTGATATATGCACCGTAGGTAGGTTTAAGCTCTACTTTGGAACCATCATCTAGTTCTATCTTAGAGACGCCTATCTCGTGCAGTAATGCAGGAAGGTCTTCATCGGTAAGTTTCAGCAGGTCTTTCTTAGTTTGCTTAAGGGTGTCCTCAAGTTTTAAGACTTCGTCCTGCTTATTGCGAACAGCTCTTGCAAGCTCTGCAATGGTTGATACGCCGCTGGTATCGAGGGATTCCATAGAGGAAGCTGCGGCTTGATCGGCTTCCATGGTATCGAACAAATTACTCATAATGAGTCTCCTTTCGTGGTTAAAGGACTTTTTAGGCCCTTGCGATGTAAGATATTCTCGCATATAATCTCACATGTCAACTAATTTTGTGGTCGCTATGTATACATTTAAAACAACGCCCTATCAACACCAGCAAGAAGTCTATGACAAATCTTGCGAAGAGAAGTATTACGCCTTGCTTATGGAAATGGGTACAGGCAAATCAAAAGTAGCTATCGACACGATGGGCTATCTATTCGAGAAGAAAGAGATTAACACGGCTTTGGTGATTGCGCCAAAAGGCGTATATGACAACTGGTTCTTGAAAGAAATCCCAGTTCATTTGCCCGAAAGAATCAAAACACTAATGGTTCGATGGCAGCCAAACTTCACTAAAAAGTTTACAGAAGACATAACTAAATTAGCTTTGAGGGAAGAAGACGACGACTCCTTGCACATTCTGGTTATGAACATTGAAGCGTTGTCCACGAAGAAAGGTGCGGCGTCTGCGCTTCGTTATCTGGAGCTTAACCCGGACAATATGGTCATCGTGGACGAAAGCACTACGATAAAGAACCGGGCAGCAAAACGTACCAAGACTGTTATAGATCTTGGCAGAGCCGCTAAATACAGGCGTATTCTGACAGGAAGCCCTATTACCAAGTCGCCCATGGACTTGTTCAGTCAGTGCGCTTTCTTAAGCAGCAAAGCACTTGGGTTCAGCAACTTCTACGCGTTCCAGAGCCGTTATGCGGTATTGCAAAAGCGAACCATGGGACACAGAAGCTTCCAAAAGCTTGTCGGATACAGGCGTCTGGACGAGCTTAGTGAAAAGCTTGAGACCTTTAGTGCGCGCATACTAAAGCGCGATTGTCTGGACCTTCCGGACAAAATCTACATGTCTCGCGTCGTAGAATTGTCAGACGAGCAGGTCTCTGTCTACAACCAAATGAAAGAATTGGCGTTAGCTCAAGTAGCCAATGGAGAGCTTGCAACAACGGCGTCCATCCTTACTCAGCTAATGCGCTTGCAACAAATAGTTTGCGGTCATCTTCGAACAGATGACGGTGAGATACAGGAACTAAAGAATTCTAGGCTTTCTGCTTTGATGGAGATAGCCGAAGAAGTACAGGGTAAGGCCATAATTTGGGCAACGTGGACACACGATATCCAAGCGATAGCTCCGGCCCTGCGCGACCGTTACGGAGACGAAGCAGTCGCAACATACTACGGAGAAACGCCGCAGGAAGAACGGCAGGAGATTGTTACTCGGTTTCAAGATGAGGAATCAGAGTTGCGCTTTTTTGTCGGACAACCTAGAACGGGAGGGTACGGTATTACTCTGACCGCCGCAGACACTATGGTCTACTACTCTAATTCTTACGATTTAGAAATCCGGTTACAGTCAGAAGATCGTGCGCACCGTATCGGGCAAACAAAATCAGTTACGTACATTGATCTTGTGACACCCGATACGACGGACGAGATGATATTAGACGCCCTTCGAAGAAAAATTAACATAGCCAGCACCGTTCTCAATGAAGATTTCGGTGACTGGCTGCGTTAACCACCACTCCTGATTACATCGCTAGTTATATCAAACGGATACATCTGCGCAAATCTTGCCCTACTTTCTGCTGAAGATGCAGCAGGCTGTGGGGCGGGAGCCGCGGGCCGTGGGGCAGGTTGCGGTCTAGCTTGTGCTTGAGGCGTGGGCTGTGGTCTAGGACGCTGCTCAAGGGTAACCGGGTCTCTAGCCAACGGCCGCCGCATAGGCTGATCGAAGTCAGTTCCTCTTGGCTGCATCTGCGCGGTAGGCTCTCCTTCGTAATCAGAGAACTCTAAAGAATCGGTTAACGCACGACCACCCGTGGTCCTTATTACACTTTTTAACCTACCGTATACTTGCGTAGCTTCTCTTTTATTCTTAGTTCGTCTAAGAAGATCCGCCATCTGTTTAGGGTCTTTGGTAGCTTCAGTTATGATGTCCCAAGAACGGCCATACGGTAATTTATTTACTAGGGAATTAAAATAACGCGCACCCGCAGCAGGAGTTTGTATGTCTCCTCCGACCATTCCTAATGCTCTCGTGATTGCCGAGGTTCCCTTAGCACCAATAACTCGGCTTACTAAGCTACTAAGCATAGAGGGGTTGCCTACAACTTCCCGGTCTATTGCGGCGATGTCTCCGCTATCTAACGTTTTTTGAAAACGTTCAGCCGAGTTAAAGAACGAAGTCCAGTTCTTAACTTCGTCGGCCGATACCACTCCACGGCTCTCAAGAACGTTTAATACCGATTGATTTCCGCGAGAGACAGGCCCCATTAAATAGTTACGCAGCTTAACGAAATCTACACCGGCTTCTGTATTTCCTCCAGCGTGACGCCACGCGGAGTCATAAATGGTCTGCTTAAGACCTTCCACCACTTCGGGTTTTTTGGCAGAGTTAGCAAACCTAATAATCCCTACAAGGTTTTTAACTGCGTTTGGTTTAGGCGATTGACCGGGAACGCCAAGCAATCTATCTATTTCTAAAGAAGGTGACTCATCTTTACCTAAGAAAGTTTTAAAAGATCCAATGGCGTCTAACTTGGTGTTAGCTCCGGCTTGTCTTTCTCTAAGACCCGCGAGCATAACTTGAGCTTTAGCCGCGTCTTGAAGGTCTTCAAAAAGCTTAGGAAATTGAGTTTGAAGCAACTCGCCTTGGTTGCGCATAAAGGTGTTTAATGCGTTAACGTTAACTTCACCGGTAGTCGCATTAACAATGTTGCGGTCACGAGCAAGGCGACGCAGGACTACTTCTTCTGCGCCACGCATAGTTCCTTTTAAAGATTCTAATTCAGCTCTTTCGGCTTGCGGTACTTCTCGGATAACAAAGTCTAGTGCGTCATCAAGCTCTTTCATCCGTAGGGACGTGGGAAGACCCGTTGTAGCGCGAAGCTTATCCCCGGCCAACTCAGGTATTAAACGATTGCCACCTTTTGTGTTTTTGGCATACAACGTTCCTCCGAATCCTCGGGTAAATACATCGTTCAGAGACTTGGAGAAAGAGTATGCCGCGTCTAAATTCTTTATTGCATCTAACTGAGCCGGGTTCATGGCCGCAATTTCTTCCGGGGTCATACGGCCCAAGCTGCGCGTTCCAAGATCTTCGCCAGCCGCATTAGCTAGTTTAGAATAGAATCCCGCATCCGAGGCTCTGTTGGAATCGGCGGCACTTTGTCGAGCAAGTTTAAGCACATGCGAACGGAAACCGATCAAGTCTCCGGAAGTTACCTTAACCGCATCGGGTACTTGGTCTGCCGCGTCCATGATTCGTTTTTGAGTAGTGTTTAGTGCCAAGCTTTTCTTAGCCAGTTTTAACGCCGCATTTTTCTGACGGGTCAATGCGGGACGGTTTTCTCGCGCTAAGCCTTGAAATTCACCGCTATCCGCTCGGGCTTCCGCTTGCATCGCCCGAAGTTCATCTTCTAATCTAACCAAATCATCCTGAGTCTGGATATTTCTTAGAGTTTTTACCGTGTCTCCGTCATTACCCAGCGCCTTACCTATGGCCAACTGCAACCTATCGCCGGTTTCATTGACCTGAGACAAGATAGGTAAGGCAGACGATTCAATCTCCGCAATCTCTGCTTGCAGTTTAGCTATTTGATCTATCTGAGCATCATTTACTTCAGGAGCAATGCGCTTAATAAACTGCCTAACAACCGGATCAAAGGTCAAAGCCTTTTCTGGAAGACCCCCGGTCCGTGGGTTTAGCTCATCTAAATAAGCTTTAAGGATATTACCCGCGTCCAACTCTAGGGTCTTGTCTACCTCCCCATAAAGACGCCCTTCGATTTCACGCGCTTTGGTTAGGGCAGTGTTTACCGTATCAAAAATAGCGTTACCCGCCGCGGCGTATTCGTCGTCGGTAGTGGCCGCGACCCGTGAAGCGCGGTCTAAGGCTCGTACGGTGTATTGATTTAGAAGACCCTCTAGGGCCTTTGTAAATTGATCGTTTTGCATTTTAGACGCAGTGGCTAGGACCGAAGGATCCATGCTATCCATTAATCCGTCAATCATCTTGCTTATTGCGCCGGAACCTTCTCGCGCACGTTTCAGTATAAGAGCCGCGGCTTTTGGGTCACGCTGCATTACAACTTCTTGAAGAGCGCGCAAAAACTCATTGTCTGTTTTTTCCGCAGTGTTATACAACGGAACTTGAGTCTCACCTTCGGCAGCCTGAGTTCTGGCCCTTCCAAAAATAACTCGGTCTTCTTCTGGCAAATCGGAAACTAAGTCGTCTATCAGCTTTTGGAGATCGGGACGCATGTCTTCCGGAGCGTCATCTATTACTTTATTCAAAGACCTAGCTACGCGGTTTAATTCAGCTTCATTACCGCCTCTGAAAGAAGAAATGCCGTTTTTTATCAATTGAGAGCCACGGTTGGCTATAATCGATACGGGGTTAAAAATGCCCGCAGCCAGTTCCGCGGTTAATCTTGCCCCCAATTCTCCGGGAAGAACTGCTTCCGATAGACCTCCTGCGGCGGATATGCCTACTCCCGCAACCGTTTCCGTTGCCAAAGTAGTAAGGGGACGATTTATAGCACCTTCGGCAGCTTTACCGAAAAATCTTTCGGCTTTACCCAAGCCTTTACCCATGACGCGGTTTACCGCCGCCGACATTCCGGGGTTATCTCCCGCTGCCGCAAGAAACTCTCCTGCGCCAAAATTAGGTTTTGAAACCGTACCAACAGAACTTATTCCCGGAGCTACTCTTTCCAACGCAGAAGAACCGACTTTTCTAGCAAGTCCTTTGGCCACAAAAGGAGCGGTTGCCCCGCCTATAAAACCAAACGTTTCACCGGCTACTTGGGCAGGGCGTCTAGATGGGGTTAATTGTCCTTCAATGTCCAGCTCTTCTTTTATCTTTTCTTTTCCGAACTCACCAGCTATCGCACCGGCGGCACCGCCTATTAGTGCGCCACCTAATCCGCCAATCAACTTTGGCCAAGGGCCTCCGGGAAGTTGAAGACCGGCTTTAAATCCTTGCTTTAATCCGATTAATGACGCGGGGGCCGTGGTCACCGCAGTAAGGCCCGCTTCTTCACCGAACGCGCGCAAACGACCAATGTCCCTTACGCCTTCTACGTTGTAGGAGATGATGTCGGAATCGGTAAGGCCGGCTTTACGTGCGCCGTCGTAGTCGTAACTTCTACGACTGGATACATGCCTAGCAATGTCTTCTTCGTTAAGACCGGCTTCGGTGGCGCTTTTTATGTCAAACTGAATTTTATCTGGGAAACCGTTTGCCACGAGTTATATCTCCTTGTTCAGTTTAACGACCTTCAAACATTGCGGGGTCAGGCTTATTTGGGTTGAGGGACGTTTCAAAATTCATTACGGCCCGGTCGTAATTTTCAATCAATGGGGCCAAGCGTCGAACGTCTTGTCGTGCCGTAGTAACCTGCGCCGTAGTAAATTTCTCAGGAGTATCCAGTATGCTAGTTGCTAAGTCTTGGACTTCTAACAACTGGTTGCGCATGTTAGTAAGTTTTTCAAGAGTAGTTTCTTCTGTACTTATACCGGGCTTTGCCAGTTCTGCGGCAAGAGCTTCAACCTCGTCCTTTAACGCCCTTCCACCCACTGATTCTCTAACAAAGCGCTGAGTCACGTTAGCCAAAGAAGTTAACTGTGTTTGAGCGTCGGCTATTTCCGAAAAAGGAGCTTCGCGATCCGTTATGCCTAATTCACGGGCATAGGACATACCGGACCTAATCGGATTAAGCACCGTGCTCAAGCCCACTCCCGGAGTTAAATTGGGCGTTTCTGGAATAATCCTTCCCGGAAGTTCAATGTCTTGCTCGGTCATAGGCGCGCTAGGATTTAGCATTTCGTTTACACGATTCCAGTCACTTCCGGAGTTTAAGGCACCACCTTTTTGATATTTACGAACTTCTCCGCCATCAGCAAACGGAGCAGGTAAGCCCCGTTCTTGTCTACCCGCCAAAGCGTCTTGCAACTGACGAGGAATTACCGGCTTCTGCTGTTCAAACTGTCCCGTAGCCGGATTATATTGTGCTTTAGGCGTAGCGTAGTACGAAATAGCGGTGTTAAGCATCGCTAAAGCTTGTGGATTTTCTTTGTCCAAGTTACCTAGCTCAAAGTCACGCATGAGGCCCATGTCAGAAACCATGTCT